TCGAAGCGGAAGTAGTAGAAGCCAACATAAGCCTTGGCGGGCAAATCACTTCAAGCCTTTACTTCCAACCACAACCCGGAACCCTAGATTTACGGATGCAATCATGGGATTACGACCCAGATGCCTTTAGTTGTTTGTTGAGTGTTGCGGAGATTTGTGCAGCTGATTGAGTTCCGCTGATCTTGATGTTGTTGTTTACAACTACTGGGGCTTTGGTAGCGGTTTTTGGTGCGGTGAATGTCATGTTTGAACCACCGGCTGATGGTGATGCGGTTGATTGTCCGGATAGGTTTAGGGCTCCGCCGGATGCGTTTAGGTTTGCTTGGCTAAAGTCAAGGCTGGCGTTTAGCCATTTGATGGTTTCTAGTGCAGCAATTACGAGCCCTAGGGTTCCTAATGCGGTTTTTGCAGCTACTCCAAGGGCTAGAACTTCGCCGGCGGCTACTGCTGCACGTAATCCCATGAGTTGCGTGGCTACAGATACGACACCTACGGCACCGGCAAATAGTAAAAATGCTTCTTTGTTGTCAATTACAAAGCCCAGCATGGTTGTGAACTTGCCAATTAGATTAGTTGTTAGGTCGACTAAGCCTTGTAGTTTCTCTTGACCCTCTGGCGTTGCAAGCCATGTGGATAACTTGTCTAAGGTTGGTAATAGTGCCATTCCGACTTGTTCTTGGATTTCTCCAAAGATGATGTTCATGCGTTGGTATGGGTCGGTGTTTGCAGCTTCTTCCGCTGCGCCTTTGAACTGGTCGGCTAGGTACGCCATTGGGTCTGCCATGCCCTTGACGCTTGGGAGCAACTTGACGAGGGCTGTGTCGCTTCCTGACACGCTTTTAGCCATCGCTTGGGCAACTGCGTCCAAAGACTTACCGGAGCCCGCAGAAACGTCTAGGGCGATTGCTAGGAGCCTGTTGGCTTCTTCGGTGTCTTTGGTGGAGCGGATTAGTTTGGCGTATGCCGGGCGAAGTTCGTCGTCTGCTACAGATGCCTGTAGTTGAAGTTTGCCGATAACCTTTTCAACTGATTTGATTTGGCTGGCTGTCGCCCCGGTGGTGTTTTCAAGTTGTTTCGCTAGGAGTGCTTGCGATTTGGCGTCTTCCGCAGCTGCTTTACCGGCTTCGGTAAGTTCCCTAGTGATCATGGCGAACGATAGACCTAGACCGATTGCGCCAAAGGCTTTGTTGATGCTTGAAGAAATGGCGGACGCTTTTTTGTTTAGCCCGGTTAGTTGGGACTGTGCGCCTTTTGAAGCTGCTGTTAGTTGCTTGAATTCGCCAAGGATTTCAACGCCGAGGACTAGGCTCATTCGCTGTTATTCCTTTCTTCATACGCTTCGTGGAACGCACTGTATTCCATAAAAGTTAGCCTACGGTACTCGGTTGGTGTTATGCCGATTGCTAGGCAAATGTCAACCATGCGTTTCGCTTGTTCCCGGGCTATTACGCTTTTGGGTCGGTTAGGTGCTTTCGAAGTGTGTCGTTGATTTCTTCTTGTTTTAGTTTCCTTGAAACGGCAATGTCCGCGTCTGGGTTGTTGCGCTTTTCAAGAATCCAGTGGATTGAGTACAGGGCTTTTGCTGATACGCCTGTTTTGGAGCCAAAGATTTCGCCGTACTTTAGACCGGTTAGGTTTTCAAGTAGTTCTAGTTCTTCCATGTTTAGGATGTCTAGGATTGTGGTGTTGTTTTCGCTCATTCTTCTGTGCCTTTCGTGGAGTTCTGTGCAATGAGTCTATCAAGTTGCGCGTAGTAGGTTTTGTAAACGTCGTCGCGGGTGATGCCTAGGGCTTTGATAAAGAACGGGTTTGGGCGAATGTGCCGTTTGTACCAACCCCAGTGAATTGGGTTTGCGTATGGCACTTTGCCGTTATTTCCTGCGTTGACGCTTACTTTGTTTAGTGCCCGGCTGACTCGGATTGAGTTGCGTAGTGCACCGCTGCGTACCGGCACCAAGGTGCGGGCTTCGTTAGCAACAATTTCACCGGCTGATGATCCTGCTGCCTTGATTTCCGCGTCTGGTACTCCAATAGTCTGCAATGCTTTGATTGCAGCTTTGTAGCCCTTGACCTTGATGCCGGCTGGCTCTGCCATTTTTATGCAGTTGTGTCGATGGTGACGCCGTAGTAGATGTCCGACGCAGGTGTGTGCGGGGTGTTCTTTACGGTTAGAACGATGCTGAATTTGCTTGTTTCGTTGCTCACTAGTGAAAGTGGTGGCAACTGGTCAAATACAACGGTTCCCTTGTAGTGCGGTTCGCTTGACGATGGTGAAGCGTTGCCGTTAGGTGCAATGGTGAATTCTGCGGTTGAACCGAAGTTGTCCCATAGCACGCGGTAAAGGCTGGTTGAATCGCCTGATGTGATTCCGTCTAGTTGTAGCGACCACTGTCCGCCGACACGAACTTCGCAGAATGTCTGAACGTCGCCCGGGGCGTCGTCTAGGGTCAATTCAACAAGGTTTGCGTCACACGCGTACTCGGTTGCTCCGAACTTGAAAAGAATGTTCTGGGCTTTGATGCGGGTAGATGCTGCCATGATTGCCTCTCTAAAGTGTTATGGCTAGTTGGACGTAGATGTTTGCCGATAGGTAGCCGGCGTTGTTTGTTTGCAGCTCGTATGGTTGGCTGACTGCCTGTTCCTTGCGTAGTTTCACGTATCCCAGTGCTTCGATGGCGATTAATACGTCTTCGATTAGTTGGTCTAGTTTGTACGTTTCGTCTTTGTTGGTGCCTGTGGCTCCGACTAGGACTAGTTCAAGGTTTAGGTAGTATTCGCCAAATTCGGCTGTCGCAATGTAAGGGGACGCGGCGTTGACTATAACAATTGGCGGGGTGATTCGGTCTGGAACATAGTCCAGAACCCGAATACCTGCCGATGTTAGTGCAGCTGCGAACTCTTGTTTCGCTGCGGTTATTTCGCTTGTCATACCGCGTACCCTACATAGCGTTGAAGCAATGGGTAGACACTGGTCATAGGGTCGCGTGCGACTCTGACCGGTTGCCCATCCATGCTTGCAAACTGTGCAATGCCGTTAGGTGCAGAACGTCGGTGATACAACTCCGAAGCGCAAATCAAAATCGCTTGATCGTGAATTTCCGCTGGTACGGTGTCGATGTCGCCAATGTAGTTGCCCACGTGTGCGTTAGCAGCTGTTAGACAAGACTGAGGAAATGCCCCAGAATCGTCTGTGCCAACGTACTGCATGAACTCCGACAACGTCACTGCCATTTTGTTTACCTACTAAGCGGTGACGTCTAGTTTGACAATTGCGCCCACGCGTGGGGTTGCGATTGCCATGTAGCCGTAAACGGATAGAGATTCGGTCAAGGTGGTGATGTCGCCGTCTGATAGGCGTACAGGTGCACCTGCTGACTCCATGGTGATTACTGCAGCTGGGTTAGCCATGTAAACAACACCTGATGCTAGGGCTGGGTCAACGATGATTGGCAGACCAAATACAGAGCCACGTAGACCCGGGATTGAAGCCTCGCCAATGTTGTTTACACCCTGACCGTCTAGACGTAGCACTGGGCGACCGTCTGAACCTGCAACCTTTACAAGGGTCACGTACGCGTCTGGGTCTGCCAAGATGAATTCTGGGCGTAGACCGGTTGACTCGTAGATGTATGCAGCACCGTTAGCAATGCCCTCTGCAAGTGATGCAGCGGTTCCGCCATCGGCGTCGAATGTCTTGCCAGTGAAGTCAAGGGCTGCGATTGCTGCAACTAGTGCTGCGTTGCTTGCCTTTGCGTACTGCTGTGCAAGTGCTTCGAATACGGTGTTTACGGTGTTGATGTTTGAACGCTCAATGTACTGGCGTGAAACGCTTGTGTAGCCACCGTAGGTCTTGATTGGTGTTGATACGGTTTCGAATGTTAGGTTTCCGAATGACAACGCTTCGTTTTCTGGGTCTTGCTGACCTACTGCGAGAGTGTTGGCGTCAATCTTTGCATACTCCACGGTTAGACCTGCAGCTGGTAGCGAACCGGTAGCAAATGCTTCTACGGTTGGGCGGTTGCTGCGGATTAGTGTGTCTACGTAGCCGTAGAACGGTGGGTATGCAACGGTGTCTGCAGATGTTGATGCTGCGCGGGCTAGTGCCTTTGCGTCTTCATCTCCGTCGACCATAGCCTTAACAAATTCACCGTGTGAACGGAACTTGTTTGATACTGCTGGGGTTGTTGAAACGGTCTGTACTGCTGCCAACTCGCGGCGCACTTCTGCAACCTCGTCGGCTAGCGTACGAACGTCTAGTTCAATGTTTTCCATTGAGTTATCCTGTTCTTCTTCGATTTGAGGGTCTTCGATTTCAGGCTCGATTGCCTGTTCTTCCCGAACCTCGTTTATGGTTGCGCCGGTAAAGGCTGGAAACGCGACCACGCTGACTTCCTTAAGGTCAACCTTGGTACGTACCACCGTTGAGTTGTTATCTTCCCAACGATCTTCAACCGGAATAAATCCGACTGAAAATTTGTTTAGAACGTCGTCTTTTAGCAGGGTTAGAACTTCGTCGCCTCGTGGGGTGTTGCTGATTTTGGCGGTGATTTCGTACCCGGCTTCGGTGTCGCGTCCGTCGATTACTTTGCCGATTGGTTCTTCGTGTGCGTAGAAAAGTTTGACGTCTTCAACGTTGTCGATTGCTCCCGGTTCAAAGCGTTCTTTGTAAAGTCCGCCGATGTTGGCGTCTTGTCCGTATGGGACGGCTAGACCAACGACTGTGCGTTCTTCAACGTCTGCTAGGCGTAGTTCTACGCTGCGTGTTTCGATGTTAGACATTTAGTCCCTCTTTTTCTTGTACGTATTCAGGTGACAAGAATCCAGCCTTGATGCCTACGTCGTAGGTCTGGTATCGGGTCATTGAATCGGCTTTGAATAGGTGTTCGAAGTCAAATTCGACGCGGGTGCCTCGTGGTAGGCAGTTGGATAGTGCGTCGGTGATTGGGTCGACATAGGTCATAAGGGTGTGACGCCAGAACACGGCGTTTTCGTCCTGCAAATTGCTGTAGGTGTCTGATGATCCCGGTACGGATGTGATTAGCAAACGGGCTGGGATACCGAACAAGCGGGCAATTGCTTGCACTGATTGGTTTACTACGTCGGTGAATAGTGCGTCTTTAGGGCTTAGGGCTACTTGCTTGTAGTCGAATCCGTTGCCTAGCACTGCTACTTGGCGGTTTTGCTGTTTGTTGTGCCAGTTATTAGTAATTTCGTCCGCTTCGTCCTTAGATAAGAACATATTGGACGTTAGGATTCCGGTTGGTACTCCGCCGGCGGTGAACCAGTTGGCTGCGTAGTCACGTAGGTCAATTGCAGCTGCGATGTCTTTGGCTGCTGATTCGATTGGGCTGATTCCACGCAGGACTCCCGGGCGGGTGAATAGGCGCAGGTGTTCTACGTCGCGTTCGCTGTAGGTTTTGCCGGCATAGCCAAACTGGATGCCTTTGGTCATGTCGTTAGGGTCAACCCATGACACCTGCACCGCTGCGTATGGCACTAGGGTCAAGTTGTTTACTGTGCCGTCTTTTGAACGGTTTTTGAACCATGTTGCTCCGCCTTGTAGGGCTAGGTCTGCAACGGTTTGAAAGATGAAGTCGCGACGGCTGTCAATTAGTGACGGTTTGTTTACAAGTAGCGGGTTTTCGACTTTGAGTTCGATGCCTGTG